GGGACCAGTTGATCAATATTTGGAAAAATCCATTGGTCTACTATGCGGATTCAGTGACACCGATACGAATCCCTACAAGACAATGTGGTACGCCACACCAGACGAGGAAGTTGTTCTGTCCGAAATTATCGAATATGCAATCAAGAATGGCTACGATAGAATTATCCTGGAACATCTTGAAGAAACCGACGAATAATGCTACAGTAACTAGGCCCCATTAGCTCAGAAAAACGGCCGGCCACTAGACACAAGGCGGCGCAGCCGGCTCGATGCCATCCTAGTTACACAGAGCAATCGGTATGATAACCGATAGGTCGGTGGTTCGAAGTGTTACATCATGGGGCACCACTTAAAAGACACCATGGAACAAGAACAAAAACAAACAATAGTCTGCCAATGGTTTGGTGCCGGCGAAAAATGCCGCCATCCTGCAATGTACGGAAAATCGTACTGCGAAACACATCACGAACGGGTATATTTAACTATGCCCCCGGAAATGGCGGATTACATCTTAGAGAAAGAGCTCTCCAATGACTAAATTACCGCTTGACACCGTAGGCAACATTGCTTATAATGGTGGCATGTTACGTCCAGTGTCTGTTTACAAATGGCACACATGGGACACACTACACATAAAGGTAAAGTATGAGCATTCTCCAAATTCTGGAAGCGATTGGTTCGGATACAAAGCGTGGTCACAAGGTCTCGCTTATCGAACAACACAAGGGCAACACTCAGTTCCTGAAGGTTGTGTCCCTTGCACTCGATCCGTACAAGAACTTCTTCATTCGGAAGATTCCTGCATATGATCCCAAGGGAATACAGACCCTCGACTGGGCGCTGGCTGAACTTGAGAAGCTTGCGTCGAGAGAACTCACTGGAAGTGCGGGGATTGAACATCTTCGCGGCGTGCTTGGTAGCCTTACCCGTGATGATGCTGTTGTTGTTGAGCGCATTATTGGTAAGGATCTGCGCTGCGGCATGGCGGATGGTATCGTCAATGCGGTCGTAGAAGGATTCATTCCGACCTATCCCTGTCTGCTTGCTCGCCCGTACGACGACAAGAACATCAAGAACATCAAGTGGCCGGCTTATAGCCAGCTGAAGGCCGACGGCCTGCGCGTCAACTTGCACACCAACGGAAGAACAGTGTCGATCTGCGGTCGAAGCGGCCGTGACATTGACTTGCTGGGTGCAATGGATGCGGAAATTGCAGAACTTGGCTCCAAGTGGTCTGTTCCTGTCGTGTTCGACGGCGAACTGGTCGTTGTGGATGCAAACGGCAAGATCCTGTCCCGAAAGGTTGGTAACGGCATCATCAACAAGGCCATCAAGGGCACGATTTCGCCCGAAGAAGCCAAGATGGTGCGTGCTCAGATCTGGGACGTCATTCCTGCAGGCGAATTCAAGGCCGGCATCTCTAAGAAGCCGTACAAAGAACGGTTTGCCGAAGTGTGCGAACAAATTGCCAAGCTGGGGCCGCAAGGTCAGGCCGCAACGTTCGCCGCACTGCGCGGAAACCCGATGAAGTATTGGGCTATTCCGAGCAAGGTAGTCAACAACCTGGAAGAAGCAGTGGCTCACTTCGAGGAACTGCTGGCAGCCGGTGAAGAAGGCACGATTCTCAAGAACTTTGAAGGTCTGTGGGAGGATACCCGCAGCAAGCATCTAGTAAAGATGAAGGCTGAACGCGATGCTGATCTCGAGATCATCGGCTGGAACCCTGGCCAAGGCCAATTCGAGGGCATGGTCGGAAGTTTGATTGGTACTACCAGCGACCGAAAGGTGGAAGCATCCATCAGTGGCTTTGACGTGCCGACGCGTCAGTGGATTACCGACAATATCGACTCCCTGATGGGAAAGATCATGACGGTGATGTATAACGAACGCATCAGCAGCAAGGACAAAAACCGTGCAGGGGTGGATTCGCTGTTCCTGCCACGCTATGTTGAATTCCGCAACGACAAGACAGTTGCGAATAGCTCGGATGAAATCAAATGACAGTCGAAAGAATGCTTTTTTACGCTGCTGTGATTGGCATGCTATGTGTCACCTTCCTCATCACCCAATGCACCTACCAGACTGCTTCTTGCAGGGCTGAAGCTGTAAAGGCTGGTGTCAAGGTGGAAGAAATCAAGACACTTTGCCACATGGGGTAATCATGGATAAATGGTATTACATCGCGATTGGGTGTTTTCTTGTTGCTATGGCTGGTACTATGGCATATGAAAACTACGCAAAGAAAGAATGCCGCGTCGAGGCACTGAAGGTCGGAAAATCGGCCGACGACATCGACAAAATTTGCAAGTAAGGTAGCCAAGTAGCTACCGAAAGGAAGCTATATGGAACCGAAACTGTTAACACGAGACGCATTCCGGGAAGGGGTATTCCTACGGGATGGTCATAAGTGTGTCTTCTGCGATAAGCCTGCTAAGGATGCTCACCACATACTTGAACGTAGGCTTTGGCCTGACGGCGGATATTACCTGGAAAATGGTGCATCTGTTTGTGAGGAACATCATCTAGCATGCGAGAGAACGGCCATTTCGGTGGAGGATGTGCGACACGCCGCTGGAATTACCAAGATCTGGGTGCCACCACATTTGTACGATGACCACATCTACGATAAGTGGGGTAATCCTGTCTTGGAAGATGGTCGCAGAGGGAAGGGAGAGCTTTTCTTCGACGAGTCCGTACAAAAGGTACTCAAGGAAGGAAATGTGCTCGACCTGTTTACTGCTCGAGTGAAATATCCACGGACCAACCATCTACCCTGGAGTCCGGGCGTCAACGATGATGACCGCGTTATGCAGGATCTTTCATTCTTCGTCGGTAAACGTGTGATTGTCACAAAGAAAATGGATGGTGAGAACACAACCATGTATTGTGACCACATCCATGCTCGCAGTATCGACAGTCGTGGCGGCGAAGACAGGGCCTGGGTCAAGCAGTTCTGGGCTAGTATCGCCTATGACATCCCCGAGGATTGGCGTATTTGTGGCGAGAATCTGTGGGCAGAGCACTCTATACATTACAGCGACTTGCCGTCATACTTCCTGGGATTTTCCGTATGGAATGAGCGCAATCTTTGCCTGAGCTGGGACGATACCTTACAGTATTTTGACCTGCTTGGAATAACTCCTGTGCCTGTTATTTACGACGGTATCTGGGACGAGACCAAAATTCGTGCATTGGAGAAGAACCTGAATTGGGAAACCGATGAGGGTTATGTGATGCGAGTTGCAGACTCTTTCACTTATGCCGAGTTTAGGAAAGCTATTGCCAAATTCGTGAGAAAGGGGCATGTTCAGACTACTAAGCATTGGCGAGCAGGGCGTGCATTCATTCCAAACAATCTGGCACCCAAAGAGTGATAGGTAGGATCTAGTTTTCAGTGTTTTTTGATAAATACTGCATAACTGGATACCTACCGTACATGGAAAAATTTCTAAAAGCTCTTTCTACAGTCCTAAGATACATTACGCCACTTAAGACTTTCCTTCTAATCGTAATTATCTTTGCCCTTATAGGTGCTATAGCAGCCTGGGAAAACAGGCAATCTCTGTTCACTTCTACTGTAGACAACATAGGGTTCAAGGATGCTACCCCTCCACTCGTAATGTCTCCGAAGTCGAAAGCTGCATTGGAGGCGCTTGTTGCCGGTAAGGACAAATACGTTATTTCCGGTGCTGCTGTGGGAATTAACATTCCTACCAACACAAGAACAATTGTTTATAGATATTTCAATGATAAAGTCATTGAAAGGGCTGTCAGAACTGCTGATACTAAGGAAGGAGATACTCTTCCATTATTTTCCAGTAATGAAGGACAGAATAAACAGATCCTTTCATTAATCCAGGGCGAATTTTCCTGTGGTAAATTAATAACTGGCGGTGTTAATAGCAGATATGCTGGTGCAGAAACATTTGGTAAGATCGTAGCAACATGCAGAGTACCTATTCCTCCAGCATACGGTCACTTAATTGGATATATTGTATTCCACTTGAGCCGTGACCCATCCGAAGCAGAGATGGAAGAATTGAGAGTGGAAGCGTATACACTTTCTATGAACATCTACAATGAAATCCTCAAGCAAAATGGCCCTGTTAGAAGGGTAGACTAAACAAAGAAGAAAGGCACCTTAGTTGTGCCTTTCTTCACGGCTGAATTATCTCCCTTCTGTGATAAATAAGTGTAAATGAGCAAGGGCTGTATAAATGTCAGATATTAAGAAATGGATGAAGCTTGTTGAGAGTTCGGAGAACCGAATCATCGATGCACCAGCAAAAACCGTGCGTTTTGAAAAAGACGCTACTGTAACTGTCAGCCCTAAAGTTGGCGGCGGGGTTGGACGTTTTGTTGGGTACGCAGGCGAAGACGGTAGTGCGACTATCGACATCAAGGGTATTATGAGAAAGTTGTCTGCGGAAGACTTCTCTGCCCCTGCGCGAGATTACGAGGAACCCTACGTTAAGGGCAATGATTGGTTCCATGTAAGTCAGGAACCAAACACTGTTGGTTCCCTTAAGGATAAGCCTGAGTTTCGCGCCGGCGACATGGTCAAGATTGCGGATGTTTATGGCGCAGTTATTGGCCCTGGGTATGGCATCTTTATTGCCTACGGAACAACAGGGCAGGATTGCATTATTAGCTTCGATAACAAGGAAATTGTTGTACCAACTGCTAACATTGCTTCCGTACTGGAACAGAATGCAAAAGATAATTTCGACGAAATGGATAATGACGGTAATTTGTCTCCAATGTCGTTGGGATCACAAAATGTAAAAGTTGAGGAGCCAGCAATGGATCAAAGGGACGAATTTAGTAAGTGGATGTCTGCTGTTGAAGAAGCACTAGAATCCGAAGGTAAGCCAGAGCTTGAAGAAAACATGCTTGGCGGTGAAAATCAATGCGGTTGCTGCAAGTGGGATTGCCCTACATGCTTCCCAGAACAAGACGTTCATCCGGGTGAACATGCTATGCCGGCGGAAATGGATGATGTTCCGGAAGTAATTGTTATTGCAGCTGAGCCTGAAATGGATATGGGCGGCATGGAAGAAGTTCCCATGGACGAGGGTCCTATCGAAGACTTTACGGCAAATGGCGGAAAAGTACAACAACTTCCTTATTTGGGTGGAAATAAAGAAGGGCGCGGAAGATCATTTGCATCAGCACATATTGGATCTCAGACAGGCAAGGGCACTCGTGGTCAGCAACGAGGCGGCGCCGCAAATGTAAGTTCTCCGTCCAATCCGAGCATAAAGCCAGTTGTTGGCGAAGAGGAAGAGACAATGCCGGAAGTACCAACTCATGAAAAGCCACGTTCTGGTAGCGGAGTCAAGCTAGGCGATATTGTTCAAAAATTTGTACCAAGTGGTGCCGATAAATCAGATTCACCACTTACGTATGGTGAAGAAAATCTAGATGAAACTATCGACCCTCAGGATAAAGCGATGTACGCGGCTGTTG